CACAGTTCATTTCTCCCTCTTCATACCATAGCTGGATACGCCTGGAACCTTACGTTCCAGAAACCCCCAAGAAGTCTCTCAGGGTGAAGATTAAGATCTACATCTTCAGGTATCCAATCATCTACTTTTCCTTCTTTGTTCCATCGCGCACATCGAGCCTTTACCTTCGACATAAATTTCGAAGCCTGTTTCCATGATAAACCATTCCTTGGTGAAGCGGATAGTAAAACCAGCCTTTCGGCTAGATCTGCTTCTTGGACACAGGACGAGAGGTTTGCGAATCCCCTCATGTACGACCCAGTAAATGGACTTTCATCCACTCCATATCGCTCCTTGTGCTCGTCGAGATCGTCCTCCAGAACGAATTCTGGTTCAATTTCTAATTCTCTACAGAGTCGCGACACTTCACCAGTCGCGCACGCCATGAGATCAGATTGGACTAGGCCGACGTGGTTGGCCTGAACCAGGGCATAAGCGCCCATAGGGTTCTCTCGAGCGAGTTGGACGACAGCACAGTCGATGTTACTGTATCTGTAACTGGGCGGGGGCAAAAGACCGAGTCCCCCTAAGGCACGTGGTAGGTAGTTAGACAAGCTCATTTTGTTAAAGCGAGGAAACTCGCTGTTATATGACTTGAGCTGTTGGATTTGTCTACTACGGAACAAAGAAACTCCCTTCTGCACCGATTCATCATCATTGTCCTTATAATCTCCCTTTAGTTGTTTTCGGAAGACGTGTTGACGTGAGGCTACGGTAACAAACCACTTCTTATAGGCTTCTAAACGCTCAGGACGTTCAACTGTCCAGTCAGTAATGACGGAGCGCAGCTTGCGAATAGTAAGCAAGTTAGAGTCTGTATGGGGAAGTTTACATTTATCAAGGTCCACTTTTGCAAGTTTTCCTTCACTAGTTTCCTTCCACTCACCTAAACCCTCTGTACCTATATATTTACCGTAGAACTTCTCCCCCATTTCCCTAGCAGACTGAAGTGACGATATTATGTCACTAGGTTGCACCTTCAGCCCACCGACGGCAGATCTAGTACCGCCATAGAGGAGTCTCATGTTAAGAATCGGCACCTGCCTTAAACCGCTACGAGTGACTTTATACAATTCCGAGTTTATCACCATAAACCTCGGAGAAGTATAGTTCTTTCCAAGCGAGAATTTAAGACCACAAATCTTGGTAATCAACTTCCAAAGATTGTAATGTCTCGTGTTAATAGCACGGAAGAGAATATCGTCGCCATTCACGACGAGGGGTAACTCCTTAAGAGTGAATTTACGATTGAGCATCTTCTCAAAAGACAACCTAGTGGCTGCCAAATTAACAAGACACAAAACCGGAAAGCTGACGGGCGAA